TCCAAGTACACTATTAATAAAAATATGACCGCCTTGATCAGGGCCGCCTAGATCATTAAACTCTACGCCCACTGCACGGAAATCCTCGACTAGTTCGCCAAAGATAAAACTATCATGTGACTCTGTATGATTAAAAATATCATCGCTCTCGTAAATCCAACGCCATTGCTCGATAAACTCAGCAAACTTTGGATGACGGCGATTAAACATCATCCAGCCACACTCGGGCCAAGTTTTTCTTCCTAGGTATGTTGCTAGTTGATTTTCATTGGGAGCAATGCTGTGCAAAAACTCCAGTGGCATAGACGTATGTGTTCTAACATCTCCGTCACACCAAATAAAAATGTCTGTGTTACAGTGTTCAGCAAAGTGCCAAAGTGCAAATACTTTGTTTGCAAAGCGACTTGCATCCCATAAAAAACTTTTTTTAGTTTTGTCTTTATTCCATCCATGTGCGTGTGGATTGTCTTTGTGTCTTAGTTGCCAACTTTTTAAATCTGGCAATGCTGTTCGTTGATCTGTTAGTGTAATCATAGGATTACCCTGTACATCTGGATTGTGATCCTCTGCATAGATTGTTAGAGGCACTTCCTTGGGCCAGCATGCATTGTATCCTTCAATGAACTGCTTTCCATATTTCTTATATCCGGGCCTGTGCCATGTGGTAAATACTGATAATGTGCGCATATAACTATTTATAGGTTTTAAAATACAAATGAAAATATCTCACTTTCCTAACAATCTTCCTGGCAATGCAAATTTAGTTTATCCACAACTAGTAGATGCAATACAGAAAACAGATACACTTGTAGAAAATGATATGGATGCTGATGTAGCATTGATATGGAGTGTGCTATGGCAAGGTAAAATGCGTCCAAATAAAACTGTGTGGGATCACTATCACGCACAGAACAAGCAAGTCATTGTCATAGAAGTGGGCGGGCTTATACGCAACACAACTTGGAAGTTGGGTATAAACGGGATCAACAGAGATGCAGACTTTGCATTAGACAATTACATGCCTGAGGATAGATTAAAAAAGTTTGGCATTGTACTACAACCTTGGAAGCAGGATGGTGAGTATGTACTAATATGTGGTCAACACACTGCAAGTGAACAGTGGCGTAACATGCCCGACATAGATACCTACTATCGTCAGACTGTAGATGAAATACGTGAACATACTGACTTGCCCATTATTATTAGGAGTCATCCTCGCTGTAAAGAAACTGTACAGTTTGAAGGTGTAACTTGGAACACGCCAGCACAACTAGCAAATACCTATGATGATTTTGATTTGCCAGCAATGCTAGAGAATGCCAAGTTTACAATAAGCCATAGTAGCAACGCTGGCATACACAGTGTTATTGCTGGAGTACCCAGTGTTGTAAGCGAACATAGTTTAGCATATGATGTTGGAACTAGCATAAGCGGATGGTTAAGCAAACCCTATAGACACATCTGGATAAAACGTTTGTGCTATACAGAATGGCTTGCAGATGAAATTCATGTTCAGTGGCATCGTATTAGAGCAAAATTATAGGTGTTGCAAATTTGCAACACTGATGCAAAAAAATAAATACCTAGATGAGAATTATTTGCAAATTTTTAATAAGAGTAATATAATTACAATAAATATCCTTGTTATGTTTTCGCCAAGTTATTCGTGTTAATTCACCTTTTTGCAAGCATAACAAAGAACAAAACAGTGATAGAAACTGTAAAATAACCCCCTAAGGAAATATAATACAATGAAACGACTACTAGCAACTACTGCTCTATTAGCAGTATTGACAACACCTGTTATGGCTGATGTAACTATCGGCGGCGACATGGAATGGTCATACCAGGACAACGACGGAACAGCATCAACAGCAATGGATGGTGATATTAATTTTAAAGCAAGTACTACAACAGACACAGGCTTGACTTTCGGTGCAGACATTAACTTGGATCACACCGGCAGTGATGATGGCGGTAATAGTGTTACACTTAGCAATGATACATGGACACTTGATTTAGGTGACGTAAACAGTGCGCTTGATGCAATCGACGACACCACTGACTTTACATATGTATTGGGCAATGGCTCACCAAGCACAGATCATTCAAGTATTTTAAGTCTATCACCAATTGGTGGACTTACTGTAAACATTAGTAATGCAACTGGCAATGACTATGGCACAACAGCAGGCGAAGGCTATGCTTACAGTGCTGTTTATGGTCTCAGTGAAATTGCAACACTTGGTGCAGGTCAGATGAAAAACGCTGATGATTCAGAAGAATTCTTAATGAACGCAACTGCAAAAGTTGGTGCAATCGGTGTTGCTTTTGAAAAGCATACAGCCACAACTGCAGCAGACGTTGACACAGACACGACTACAATGGGCGCAACATACAGTGTTGGTGCAATGATGGTAGGTGTTGAAACAATGAAAACTGAATCAGCAGGCACAGTTTCAAGTGATGAGATTACACTAGGCGCACAGTATACACTTGCTCCAGGTGCAGTAGCATTTATTGAAAATACTGCTGATGACAAGACTTCTAGCGAAAAGACAACAGCAATGGGAATTGCTATTAAATTCTAATTTATATTTAGGATAATAAAAAAGCAGCGGAAACGCTGCTTTTTTTGTGACTTAGTCTATTCTAATATCTTCCATACCTGCTGTCCTAAGTCTAACAACATGTCCCATTTGCCACTGCTTGGTATCCAAGCCTTTCATTATGCCTAGCCACCTATTGCGCAGTAGTGCTACTTCGTTAATGATAGTCTCAAAGTCAATAACTTCATCTTCACCATCTACATACTTCTCTGCATCACGGCTAGTCAATGCTCTAGCATAACCTTCCAGATACTTTTGAAAATGCTTGCGACGGATTCTACGCAACTGTATGTTAAGGTGATTAAGCACTGCTTCAATCTCTTGTAGTTGATTGAAGCGATGTTCAGTAATACCCGGTAATGCAGTTATGTTACGTTCCACAATACCCTTAACTATACATTCACGCTTTGCTTCTTCCAGTTCACTTTCAAAATAGTTAATGAATCCTGGAATCTGCCCAATATCGTTTACAACTCTGTTATACCATTGGCTCAATAGTCTTCTTCTTCGTAATCGAAGTCCTCTTCAGGTTCACCAAGAATATCCATAACACTTGCTTTGATATACTTGTCTATGCCTGCTAGTCTATAAAGTTCTTCTTCATCCAATACTTCCTGCAAATCATCCACTAGATGATCACATGCCTGTTGCATATCTTTACTAGGTATATACTGTTTCAGAATAGCATAAACTGTCTTTACTATTTCTTCATTCATTACTGTCTGCTTCCTCAAGTATTTCGCCTGTTTGTGCATTTACGACATCACCATTTGGTGCTGTAATTGTTTGTGCTCCTGCGATTTCGTCTATACTTAGTCCATCTGCATTGCTAATGTCGTCCATAATTACTTGCAGTTTTTCACCTGTCCAGCCCTTGCGGAACTCCAGCATTTCTTCACCTGCAGTAGTTGTATACTTTAAACGGTTACCCTGTTTAGTAAGCATACCCTTTGCTTCAAATAAGTCAAGCAATCCACTGTATGGATCCATGCCTGTCTCATATGGAATCTTAACCTGTACTGCTTCAAATGGCTTGCTATAGCGTGTTTTCATTACTTTACATGCAGCACGAATACCTTGTACTGTGCTAGTTTTATTTCCTGCTTCATCTTCTTTTAGTTTAAGTTTGCGCATTGCAATAACAATACTACTTGCATAGATAAAGCCTTGACCACCACTGATCTTGTCATCTGGATCAAACATGTCCTGACTTGCATATGTATGGTTAGTACACACCATACCAACGTTGTAACTACCAATCATGTTAACAGTGTTACGCACAAGTGCAGTCAGTGCTTTGGGCTTACGCCCCATATCACCTTTCATGTCACCTTTGTTAAATTGGTCAACATCTGTAGGTGTCATCATCATGCCCAAACTATCAAGTACAAACAATACCTTTGGTCGTTCTTCTTCTGCCATTGCTTTGTAATCTGCCATAAACAAACTAATAGTTTTAGCAACATCATCAATCATTGACATGCTTAGTTTAAGCAATTTGCTTTCATCTGTGTCAACACCCAGTGCATGCAACCAACTTTCATCTAGTGCATTCTCACTATCAATAAGCACAACAAAGATTCCTTGATCTTGTGCATTTTTTACAATGTTTCCACTAGCAAAGTAACTTTTACCTGCACCAGACTCTCCAGCAAACACTGTAACTTTGCCCATTGGTACTCCACGATGAAAGTCTCCACTTACAAGATAGTTAAGTGCATAACTGCCTGTGCTTATCCAATCTGTTGGATCGTGAAAGCCAATGCTTAATCCATCAATACTTTTTGTAATGTCTTTTCTAAATTTACTTACGTCAAATGGCTTCGCCATGTTTATCTCCTATGTGCCTAGTTCTTATATTATATTACAGATACTTGTCTATGTCAAACACATTTTTATAGTTTTGTCCACGACGTGTATCCAGTTCTTCTAATTGTTGTTTACTATTCTGTTTATCAAATTTTTCATCCAAGTGTTTCAGCATGTTGACATAACTATTATGTAAAAAATAGTCTCTGTTTGCCCCTTGTATACGCACTTTTAAATAACTTTGTAAATCTTGTAGTGTCTTAGTATTACAGTTTCTTACATCAAATGCTAGTGGGCTTGTTAGGGCACCTATTACAAAACTGTTTTCGCTATATCCCAGTGCTTTGAAGTAGTCCACTGTATCAAATACACTGTATGGATTAAGGATAAACCACAACATGTTAAAACTAATCTTATGATCCAACTGCTTTACTGCTTCTAAATTTTCTAAGAAGGTATCCCAAACTGCACCATAGCGTATGTATTCGAACTCTGCACCCATTGTTTCGACACTAATTGTCCAGTGTACATCCTTAAACTTACTTGCACGTTCAAACACAGGGCCTTTAATATTGCTTAAATTAGTGTTAATACGCACTGTACAACTTGGATCTAGTCTATCCAGAAGTTCACTGTTCTCTTTCATTAACAGTGGTTCGCCGCCGGCTAGATAAACATTTTTTAAGTTTGGTGCATTGTCTAGCACATACTGTTTAGTTTTATCTAGTTGTTGTTCATCTACACCTATTTCAACACCAAGTTCTTTTGCCCATGTACTGCTAAGTGTTGGACCACAATATACACAAGCAAGGTTACATGTATTACGCCAACGCATGTCCACTGTGCTTAGTGTTGTATCCATTGTGTCATATGCTGTATAGGGCACTTTACTAAGCGATTTCAAGTAATAGTATCTGTCACTGCGAACGTTTTTAAGTCCTGTAGTGCCTTGTTCATTTTTATAACAATTTATGCACCCGCTGTGTTGTTTATCTTCGTTCATACACGTTTTTACTTGTGTATTTGCTTGACCTCCTAGTATATCCTGGATATCAGTATCATTTATATTACCCAGTTTTTCTTCACTTATTACGCAGTTTTTTATTTCACCATCTGGGTTCATTATAAATCCAGTCCATGGCACAGGACAAAACGTTCCGTTTATTGCACGTTTAGGATCCAAGACTAATTTCCTGCAAACTTAAATTTCTTTGTTGTGCGATTTGCCAATACTCACATACTGTGTTTACCCATGTATTGACGTCTGCGCCTCCCTCGTTTTGTGTATCAACTTTGCCAGGGCGTATTAACATGAGATTGCATTTACTGGGTGTATTTTTTAAATTATAGTATGCACGATCAATTGTCTGTTTTTGTAACTGGTATTCCTGCATTTCAAAATCTGTAGCATACTGTGTACTCATAATGCTTCCTATAAGCCAAATTAGTTCTGGTTCGCTGTGCCATTGATGCCATACTTTATATAGTAACT